CATTTTCCAAAATAAAGCGTGATTAAAAGCCCCTCCAGCGTTATTTCTAATCTTTTTGTCAAACTTACTAATTGATTTAATAATATCTTCCAAATCCATATCTTTTAGGTCTCGGTTGGATATTAACTTGTTAAGTTTGTCTACGTAACCTTTGTAGTGTTTATTATAATGGATATTCATTGTTTTGGAGTCAATGAATTTTTGAAGAGAAGAGTATGCGTAAGGTAATTTATCTATCCCAATCTTTTTCATCTCTTTAAGAAGAACTTGTCCTTCTTGTTCTTTTTCGATGAATTGAATTTTTTCTCCTAATACTTGTAGTTTTTTTTGTAAGACACTCACGATTACGTTTTTTTAAAATAAATATCAAAAAAACTTAATTTATCGTCTTTCGTGTATAGAATTTAATATTTCAGCAACAATATCCGCCTTGTCCAAATTATCACCCATTACGGTGGATATTATATTTTTCTTTTTGATTATGATATCGTATATCGCTCCTTCGATTGTGTTTTCAAAAATGGGGTAATAAACTGAAACATTATTTTTTTGCCCATATCTATAAGCCCTGTCTTCAGCTTGAGAAAGGTCACCAGGTACAAAAGACAAATCGTTTATAATTACCGCTTCAGAAGCAGTTAGTGTAATTCCAACACCGGCTGCTTTTACATTACCAACAAATACTTTCACTTTTTCATTTTCTTGGAACTGGTCCACCGCGTGTTGTCTTTGTGTTTTAGATGAGGACCCGTCAAGTGTAACCGCTTGTTTACCAAAATGTTCTGCAATTCGGTTCAAGGTGTCTGTGAAGTTAGTGAAAATTATAACTTTTTTATCTTGGTCTAATATATTTTGAGCTAATTCGATTGTTGATTCTATTTTTTCTTCAGCAATTACTTGTCTTACTTTCATTAACTTTGAAAATTGAATTGTTAATGATTTAGATTCTTCTTTTTGTGTGTCGTACCAGTTATAATATTCACCCATTAAATTTTCATACAATTTAGATTTTAATCTCAAATAAACAGGGGTTACAATCTTTTCGGGTAAATCTAAAACATCAGTCTTTAATCTTCTTAATACTTGTTTAGAAGTTCTATCTCTTAACTCTTCAAGATTTGAAGCTCCTGAAACATTCCAAACTTTTCTTCTTCCAGCATTGAATTGGTACCCTTGACAATATCGTATAACGTAAGCCATCCAATTTTGTGCTACAGGAGATTCAATTAAGTTCAGTAGATTATAGTAATTAATTGGCCTTGAAGTCATTGGGGTTCCTGTTAACAACCACAAATATTTAATTTTTTTGACAAAATGATTTATAATTTTTGTTCTTTGAGCTTGTGCGTTTTGAACATAATGTGCTTCATCGATGATTACCAAATCAAATTTTGCGTTAACCAATTGCGAATTTGGGGTGTCTTTTAAATCATAGAAATTTTTAAGAATATCGTAGTTTACAATTACAAAATCTTCTTCTGATGAAAAATTTTTACCCTCAGAAATATAGACACTTCTATCGGTGTAGTTAGCAATTTCTCGTTGCCAATTTATTTTTAATGATGCGGGACAAATAATTAAAATTTTTTTTACACCAGTTTCAATAGCTGCGATTATAGTTGATGTTGTTTTTCCCAAACCCATATCATCAGCTAAAATAAATCTTTTACTTCCTGCTAATTTTTCTATCGCAATCTTTTGGTGTTCAAGTGGTGGTCTATGAGAATATTTAGTATAATCTATTTCAACTTTTTCGGTTGTGTGAGTTTTAACCATAGCAACTTTAGGTAACCAAAATTCGTGTGTTTTTTCACCAAAGAAATTTCCCCAAATGTGGTATGATTTTTCTTTTTCAACCAACAACTTTTCAACCCAAACTCTTTCTGGTATTGTGGTGAAAAGTTTTTCATCCGCGATTTTTTTTGCAAAGTAGGGGTCCAAATCAACCCATTTTTTTCCTACTTTAGGTGTGGTATTATGAAATGATATTATGTATTCGGATTGAGCCCTTGTTGGGTAAAACTTAGGGTTAGTTTCTTTTTGTACTTTTAGTTTAAGTATATAATTGTTTGCACCTGAATATGACCCTAATAATTTTAGGGCTTTTTGTTCTATCAGATTCGATGGTTCGGTCACAAATTATAATAGTCAACTCTTGATAATAAAAATAAAACTTTTTTTGATATTTATCAATATGACAAATAAAGTACCTATCACAAGGTTAAATAAGTTTTTTACCGATAGTGATTTTGATTTGGATATCACTATGGGAACCGAATGGTTAGATGGGGATATGAATTTTACACTTGTGTTATATAGAATAGATAGGATGAAAACTAAAACTGATGACGTTTATGGTGAAACATTGATGGATGGTATAAAATTTCTTCCTCCTGTTGAATTTAAAGGGTATGTACAAATCGTAACTCCTGAAAATAAATTGTTAGGTAATTCAAAATTAAATCAAGTGGAACCAGGTAATCTTAAAGTTGCGGTTTATCAAAGACATTTAGATGAACTTGGGATTGATATTAGTTATGGTGATTATATTGGATATTTTGAAACTGAAAGTAGAATGAGATACTATACGGTAAATAATGATGGTCGTGTTGTTTCAGATAATAAACATAATTATGCTGGGACAAGACCTTTTTATAGGTCTATAATAGCATCCCCGGTTGTGGATAATGAATTCAGAGGGTTATAATAAATGAATTAGTAAATTAATCTTATATGCCGTTACCCAAAATTAAAAAAAATATTCCCTTATCCCCTCAAAAAATTTTGATTGAACGAAGGAGAGAGTTAGTTGAGAAAATTAATAGAGACGGAACCTATTTACCAAAGTCACTTTTACACGCTGATTTAGATAGGGGTTTTTTAGATTTTGTTAAAAATGATTTAAAATTATCTGTAGAAGGAAAAGTTGTACCAACGGTTGATGTTTTAATAACAACACAGAATTGGGCACAATTCACAGAAACGTGGAATTTTTCCAACATAGATAAAAACGTAGAACCCCCTTTTATTTCAGTTGTTAGAAACCCCGAAGTAAAATACGGAACAAATCCTTCTACTTTATATACGATTCCAAATCGAAGACAATTTTTCTACGCTCAAGTACCGACTTGGGATGGTGACAGAGTCGGTATGGATATTTATAAAATCCCTCAACCTGTTCCGGTTGATATTACTTTTTCGGTTAAAATAATTTGTAACAGGATGAGAGAACTTAATGGGTTTAATAAAATTGTTATAGAAAAATTTTCATCTCGACAAGCTTATACTCAAATCAAGGGACATTACATCCCAATTATTATGGGTAATATTTCAGACGAATCCGTTTTAGATGTTGAGAAAAGAAAGTATTACGCTCAAAGTTATGAATTCACTATGTTAGGGTTTTTAATTGATGAAAACGAATTCGAAGTTTCTCCGGCAATAACAAGGGTTCTCAAAGTTTTAGAAGTAGATAAAGATACCACAATAAAAAGAGGTAGGAAAAAGGTGGATAACCAAGGATTGGATGTGAAGGTTTCTTTTTTGAATGGTAACACAATTGTTTCTCAACTTTATGATTATTCGGTAAATTTTAAATTCTTTAAAAGTGAAAACGTATCATCATATGAAGTTTATATTAATAATATGTATTATGGTTCAGATATTACATCAATTCAAATTAATGAAGGAGATGTTTTGAAAATTGAGATTATTAAATCTAATCCAAGTGACGATTCTTATATTGATTTTGCCGGTAACTTGGTTTAATTCTCTCCGTAAATGTCGGGTTTTTCTTTACATTTTTCCATAATTAATTTTTCCAAAAACCTGTAAATTTTTATACCTTTCTTTTCACAATACTTCTTTAGTAAATCGTGGACTTCAACAGATATTTTTAAATTTTTGTGTTTCTGACTGTTTGTGGACATAAGATAAAAAAGGTAGAAAATATTCTACCCAATTTATAAATAGTGTCTAAAAAGTAAAGATTTTGGTGTTTTCACTAGTATTTATCTATAAAATAAATTTAATTAAAAATTTTGAATAATGGCATCAGCGAATAAAGTTTTCGTATCTCCTGGGGTGTATACATCTGAGGTAGATTTAAGTTTCGTGGCACAAAGTGTTGGTGTTACGACTTTAGGTATTGTCGGTGAAACCCTTAAGGGTCCGGCTTTCGAACCTATTTTTATAACTAGCTATGATGATTTCACCACTTATTTTGGAGGGACTTCCCCTGAGAAATTTGTTAACACACAAATCCCAAAATATGAGGCAGCTTACATAGCTAAAGCGTATTTACAACAATCAAATCAATTATTTGTATCAAGGATTTTAGGTTTGTCTGGTTATGACGCGGGACCCTCTTGGTCTATAACAACAATCGCGAATGTGGATGTTGATACGGTTGGTTTTAATTGTATTAGTTCAACAACCGTTGATTGTGTAACTACTTGTGTTGAATATGAAACATACGAATATCACGTAGATTTTACAGGTAATAATCAATCTATCACTGGGGTTAGTTTTACAACAACCTTCCCTTCGATGATTCAAAGTAAACTATCTCTTCCATATGAACAATTTAATGGTAGTATTTCTTCTTTGAATTCCGATTTGAAGAATCAAATTTATCAAGTGATTCTTGGTAATGTGGTTGAAGGTGATTCTGTAGATTTTTTTGGTGTGGTTGATGGTACTGATTATTCTTCTTTAACAGGTTATACCGCTTCGACAAACGTTTTCAATTTGGATTCTGTTGATTCAAGTGTGGCCGATTACACTGACCCAAATAATGACCCTTGGTATTACGCATTGTTTGATAACAATATGAATGGTACTTATAGTGGGTATTCATTTTATAATACAATAAGTGGTTTTACAACTACATCAACTTCATCTAATTGTGCAACTTTTTATAATTTCGCAGTAAGTGGTGGTACTATACCTTTAACACAAGGTGTAATAAATTATAATACTAACACAATTAACGTTTGTGTTACTTCAGCGGCAACAACAAATGATTTATCAGCGTTAACGGTAACCTTCACAGCTTGTACTTCAGATGTTAGTGTTGCTAGTGCTCCTCAGAGTTCAGGAGGTACGGTACAAAACTTCACTGCCGGAACTTTAACTTATGATTTAGTTTCAGACGATTCAACCGTGGCTACTACCTGGACTGTAAATGTAATTATTGATGACCCTTGTAATCCTTGTAACTTTTCACAATCAGGTTCTTCAAACAATGGTACTACTTTGATAACATATAGTGGAACTTGTAATGGTAAAATATATGTTTATTCAGGTACACCATATCTTAACTATGATGATTTAGTGATAGCAACTCTTCGTTCAAGAGGTATTGCAACTTATGGTTCTGACACTGGAGCTGTTTATCAAGTATCAGGTTTAACTAACGTTAGTATGGATTGTACTGGTTCTTATTCAGCGGTTACTAAAAATCCTTTTGCAGAGTTCGGTTTAAATATTACTGACAAAGATGGTAATTCTTATTTCTTCGAAACTTCATTCACAAATTCTGACCCTAAGTATATTAGTAAGGTATTTGGAACGACTAACTTTTCTAAACCAAGAACTAGTGTTCCTGTTTTTGTGGAAGAAAGATTCCAATCTTTATTAACTTATGGTTATAGAAAAGGTTATGTTAGAGGTTTAAGTTGTGATTTGACAGCTTTACCAAACGCTCGTCAAGGTGTTGACCCTACATCAATCGCTTGGTATCTTGAACAATACCAATCTCCAAGTTCTCCTTGGGTTGTTTCTGAACTTAGAGGTAATAAAGTTTATGAATTATTTAAATTCACAACAATTGCTGATGGTGACGCCGCTAACACTGAAGTTAAAATTTCAATCGCGAATATATCATTTAACAATGGAACTTTCGATGTTATTGTGAGAGATTTCTTTGATAATGATTCCGCACCTACGGTAATCGAAAAATTCACAAATTGTACAATGAATCCTAACGAAAATAGTTATATAGCTAAAAAGATAGGTACGGTTGATGGTGAATATCAATTAAACTCAAAATATATTATGGTTGAGGTTAATTTAGACGCACCTGTTGACGCATTACCTTGTGGTTTCGAAGGTTATTCATATAGAGAATACGCAGGTGTTAGACCTCCAT